TTATGGACGATTTTGTTATTATGGACGATTTATATAGGGATTTCCCTCAAACAGTTATTGATTCATACTTTCCACTCTAAAAGCGTGAAAATTCGTCCAGAATGCTAATATCGTCCAGATTTGTTCATACGATTTTTTCAATCCAAATAGTAACATATTGATTTTTCTTATTTTTTTATTTTCTTTTTTTTTATTATGGACGATTTTGTTATTATGGACGATTTATATAGGGATTTCCCTCAAACAGTTATTGATTCATACTTTCCACTCTAAAAGCGTGAAAATTCGTCCAGAATGCTAATATCGTCCAGATTTGTTCAACTGTTTTCATTAGAAAGCACCCCAATTCCTGTATAAATTTTGATTCCCTTCTTTATAACCTTGAATCTTTTTCCCATCGTTCGGCCGAACCTGTTAATTGATGGAACACTTTTGCTATGGTTATCCTCATACCATCGGGAAAATACATCATAGATTACTGATGCATTGACTCTATATTCACTACCGACAACACAACACTCATCAATAAAGTCCTGGACAATATCAAATTCCCTTCGCTTGCCCCCCGTAGCTTCCTTGACCAAAGACGGATAGTCCAACCGTCCATCAATCTGCCATTGCAGCGTCCCCCGAACCAGCCATGCCAGTATCCCGGAGGCTTCGCTTTTCAGTTTATCCGCCAAGTCTTTATCGATCTTTCTTTCATCCGGATGTTTCGGGTCGGTAACAAAACTGATGTTGAATGGCACCAGGAAAATGCGCTCCCATAGTGCAAAGTCATCAACTGGCATGGATGGGATGTTGTTGGTGAGCATAAACAGGGTGTGGGTGGTGTTGAATTTCGTCTCGTATTTATCATGGGGATTTCTACCCAAGAGGGTATCCCCGCCGGTAAGTTTTTTAGCATTCGATACAGACAGCTTTGCGCCTTCGTCTGTCTCGCTGGCAAAGGCGATGCGAAGACCTTTCAGAGACATTATTTCTGGTGTCGGGCCGGAAGACGACTTACCGAACCGCTGTTCAAGAAGCAGTTCGGACCGGATTGGGGATGCCATATCTCCCATGACATATCGAATCGTTTCGATGATCAGAGTCTTTCCGTTTCTGCCCTTCCCGTAAAAAATCGGAAGAATGTGTTCTGTCGTAAGACCGGTAATAGCATACCCGAGCAGACACTGGATGAAGTTTACCATTTCATGGTTTTCATCCATGATTTCAAGGATAGATTTCTCCCATATCGGGCAGGGTGTTTCTATACCTGTCCAGTTATGAGGACAGTATTTCATCAAAAGTTGTTGCGGTTCTCCTGGATAAAGCTCTCCGTTTTTTAAATCGACAACTCCATTGATCACGGGGAGCTTCCACGGATCGGCATCAAACAATTCGGTTGTTGTGACCAGCCGGTCGTGACATCTGGTGGTAAACGTCAGGCAATTTGTGGATCCTCGAACTGACCGGAGCCGATCGACTCTGTTATAGATTTTTTTCTGACGGTCTATCAAAGTTTGCTTGGCCTCTTGTGATTCTGCTGCTGCAATCCTATCGACAAGCAATTTTGCCTCATTGAGATACTCGTTGCTGACTTCTGCGACAGAAGATATTGCGTCAAGCGAACATTGATCAATTTCCCAATGATGCCCGGCCCACCTGATCCATTCATTTGATGCCTTGTTGTAGAGCCTTTTCCCGCGATTCAAGGCAATGTAAATCATGGCATCCCCCAGCTCGTTTGCCTGAAGACATTGCGTTATAAACTCGCTGGTTATTTCTCCCGATGGTTCATTCATTTATTTTTTCCATATTCCATTCCAAAAACGTCCATCACCCGGACGAAAAAAAAGGGCCTTGTCACGCCGTATGATATGAAGGCTTTTCAAAGTACCTTAAATTATTTCAGCCACTTGCGGATCATTTGATATTTGGCGGGTTTTTCTGCGAGGGGGTGCGGGGGTTTTTCGTTTCAGCTCGAAAGGTTTTCCTGTTTCTGGATCGATCAACACCATCTTTGGTTTGCTTCTTCTTGGTATTGTTGCAGCGACTTCATGTTCAAGCAAAGTCAAATCTTGCTTGAACTTGTGAATGATCTGAAGAAGGTAATGGGCTTGAGATACTTCGAGCATAATAACCCCTTTGGTATAACCAGAAAGTTACGCTTTTTTTATTTCGTTCGATGCCCGAAATGGCAATAATCGCAGCAGGTCAGGGTGGGTTTGAATGATAGGTGCTCCAACCTCAATACACGTCCTGATAAATTCAGACAGTGAACAATCGAGATCATTTGTCGTTTGGTTGATGATATTCAGAAGACGGTCATCAACCTTGATATTCAACTGGTTGTTTGTCTTCATTGCCTCCCCCCCTAAATAACATTTACTGCAATTCATGCTTCATCCTGTTGTTTTTATGTCTGGTGGTGCTGGGGTGGTGGTTCAACGTTGCTGATTATCTGGCGCAGTATTTCGGTATTCCCATCCATCCAGATGTCGGGGGTTGATCCGGTAACCATCGCAAGCCTCTTTGCAATATTCCATGACGGCCTACGTCTGCCCATCAAAATATTAGACAGGGATGGTTGAGCGATTCCTGCTTTTATTGCAATTTCGTTTTGAGATATTTTTTTCATGGAATTCATATTTCACATCGAAACGAACAAGTCAAGAAATTATTTAACTTCAAAATGATTTATTATGATAAAATATTTCATGGTGAAAATATGTTGACTAAATTGGAACAAACATTTTGTGAATCTTTAAAAAAATATGTTGATGAAAATTCACCAAATCAAAAGGGATTTATAACAAAATTATCTAAAATGATTGGTATTTCTCAGCCTCAACTTTCGAACATAATTGGTAAAAGAAAGCCAACTGACGAAGAAACAAGACGAAAAATTGCATCAATAATCGGCATCGAATACGACGTAATGATCGGATTAAAACCTAAATACATCCCAAACAATACACCGGCTAAGGTCTATGCGTTCCCGATTGAATACCGTCCCCCTCCTGTTGACCAACGGTTGGAATCCATGCACGAAAATCTGAATATGATCTACAAACACGGTGACGACGGCCTGAAATCAGCCATCGAAATGAATCTGAAAGCGTTCAGTAAAACTATCGAAATGGAAATAAGAATGAATCAAAAAGACCAAGATATATCGTCATTGAAGGAGGAAATAGAAAACCTGAAAAAAACAGTGAACAATCCATCCGGGTAAAATATAGACGGTTTATCGGAGGGTTTTGTGGAAGAGCCCCGCATATTCAAAAAATGCGCATGTTACATCGGGGTGATTACCAATCCATATTTAACGTTATCATTTTACTATTTCAGGATGACTGGATTGATGCTTGCTGGGATGAATATGCAGATGTTGAAATTAAAATTGGTTTTTAAAGCGATTTCGATTCTATCAATATTTATTGCTTCAACTTCTGTTTTTGCGGATCCGCAATATCAAATCAAAACAAAAAATGGGGAGACATTTACTACCCATCATTACTGGAAAGAAAAATCAAATACCAACTTTTGGATTGATAAACAGGAAAAATCAATTCCGACATCAGATATCTCAAAAATTGAAGATATAACTCCAAAAACTGAAAACGCATATCCGATATCACCAAAAACCAACAATCCATCAATCGAAAAAGATGATACCAACAAAGTCATAATCGGATCACCATATCGACACTCCCCGTCGTCCAGATATCGAAGTCACACAAGCTCCAGGCCACCTAAAGTGTTCCACACCCCCAAAATATTCCGAAAACGAAGATAATTATGTCAGTCCATCAACTCAAAGACGGCCGATGGATCGTCGCCTATCGATCCGGAAAAAAATATCTCCGTGAGTATTTCGGTCGCGGCATCGAGGCCGAAAAAAAAGCCCGTGAGCGAAACGAACAGCTCGGGCTAAACGAATACCACCGGCAAAGCGACCCCCGGCAGAATTTATCACCATGTTTTTTTGAACTGATAAACGCCTATCTCTCTTCGAGATCAATCCACATGCAGCAATCAACCATCAACGCTCTCAAATACAAACTGAATGCAATCATTTTGCCCGATCTTGGTCAGTTGCAGGCAATCAACATCACCCCCGACAGAATCGATAAATATGTCCAATCAAGACTGTCCGAAGGCAAAAGCAAAAGCACAGTGCACCGTGATTTATCGGATATCATGGCGATCCTCAATTGGAGTGTTAAGCGCGGGTATCTTCTTAGAAATCCTTTGGCAGGGTACGAAAAACCAAAACGTGACGATGAAATAATCATCCCCCCCAGCTCCGAGGAATCAAAAAAAATCATGGCCCATGCCGCTGATCATTTGGTCAGAGCATTGAGCATCTGCTACTATACCGGACTTCGCCCAGGCGCCAGTGAATTGTTTGGGATAAAATGGGCAGACATCGGATGGGAGAACCGAACGATATTGATTCGATCGGCAAAAAAAGGTGGGATTCGGTCTCGGGTGGTTCCTCTGCATGAATCGTTTTTGGATCAATTGAGAAAATGGCATGCGCTCGATGGCCACGAAAACGAAATCATCCAGTATCATGGGCAGCCTATAAGCTCGCTGAAGAAGTCTTTTGCATCAGCCAAACGCAGGGCCGGGATAACACGTCGGCTGCCGCTGTACAGCTTCCGGCACGCTTTCGCATCGATTGTTTTGTCCAGCAATGCCGACCTGAAATCGACATCTGAAATCCTGGGGCATTCCCGGCCAGACACGACATTGCGCATTTACCAGCATACCAACCAAGATATGCACCGAGCAGTTGTTGACCTTTTGCCCGGTCTGGATTATGGTCAATCAGATGATTTACCGGGTGATAAATCAAATGATTTATCAAAAAGTGACAATGAAAAAGTAAATTAAAACAGATGGATAAATGTCAAGAACTGTGTTCGGGACGCTGGGGTCGCTGGTTCAAATCCAGTCGTCCCGACCATTTAAAAACAGAACGTTATCCAAATTTCCCGAACGTTCACTCATTTTTTCCGGTAAATTGATTTATCAAAACCATTTTCGTGGTGTCACGAAAAAGGTCATCCAGCTAATAAGCATCGAATATAATCGTCGCCGAATCCAAAAAATACAGCATCGACCCATCCAGAACAAATTTCCCAATCCCATTAACCTTCACAATCTTTTTTGAATCGACCACAAACGATCCCTCCCGCTTGCTGTCCTGCCAGTACAATGTCGCCGTTCCGGAAACGCACGGCAAATCAGGGTTTACGCTTTCGAATTTGATCAAAAACAGCGTCTCGTCATAAAAAAACCCGAAGCTGTTCCCGCAGACGTCATCCCCGGCAGCATGTGCCGATACCGCCATTGACGCCATGAACATCACCGCCATCAATAATCTTTTCATTTCGCCTCCTTGATTTTGAACATTGCGATGCAATCGATCGTCCAGGAAAATATCCCCTTGACCTTGTCCCAGACTGTTTCATCCCCAACTATCCCTGCAACCACATCAAGCACCGCCTGTTTCTTCTCTTTCCCTGTCCCTGGCCCCATTTGCTCCTGCAATTGCTGCATCAATTCTCGCATCAATTTCACTAAGCCGGGTAGTGCAGTAATCACTGCAAGGATGTTCGCTGCCGTTAGTCCCATATGGTTCTCCTATCATTTTTCGCCAAAGTTTTAATAGATCAACTGTTATTGCAAAGCGTTTTTCGTGTGAAGGTGGACGATCTTCAAGACTCATCTTTTGTTCCTGTAGATTTATTCGCTCTTTTTTCCCTGATTCCCCAATATATCCCCTGTAGTAAAGTAATGACCTTGTCATCCTTTACTGTTGGGGTCAACCATGCGGCCCCACGAAGGAGTTCAAGGATTGCCCAGATGGTTATTAAATTATCTTTGAGTTGCGCTATTAGCCAGTTGTCCATTCTGTATTTCCTTTATTTTGACATAAAGTCTTATGATTCGATTAAGGTGTCCTCGAACATAAATTTCCTTGGAACATTTAGAGTATCTCAACATCCTGAGAATCAAATATTCCTGCCAGTTCTCAGGATGAAATTTCATAAGTTCATCCATTGCATTCCCTGGCCATTCTTTGTTGTCCTGGGGGTTGACCTTTGCGTCAAAGAGGCAAATATCCAAAGGAAAGGGAGCTGTCTCACTCCCAGCAGGAACCCAATACTTTTCGTAGTATATTTCTTTGGCCTGATCGAGTGTCGTCCACATACCGACTTCAGGATTATACTTACTGGATAGCCCCCACTTGGTAAATCCTCCTGGGTCACGAGGGTCATCAGATACTTTTCCTTCAAGCCCAATCACAATTTCAAAGGCTTTGTTGAATGAAGATTTCACTCTATATCGTCCTTCCTAAACCTGCGTGACCTTTCGTCAATCTTGGTTTTTAGTTCAGTGATCTTTTCCAATAGTTCCCCATAAGTAACCTGAGTTCTGTTTGCATGAGCATGTCGTTTTTCATCCTGGAGATCAATCTTTGCAATCAACTCATCAAATCTTTTTTCGAGCATATCATGCAGCGATTTTCTTTCATCCTTGCAGTCAATTCTTTCGGTACGGCAAAATTTGTATGGAACAACTTCTTTCATATCATCCTGGATGGACGTGATCTTTTTATTTTGATCCTGCACGTCATTTTTGAGAGTGTCGATGGCGTGCTTACTACCGCCCCACGAAACTGCAGCCGCAATTGCTGCGGCCACAATAGTCCAGATGGTTGATACTTCCTGTTGTTCCATTATTTTTAGCCTTTTTTTACGGCCACACCATCACCGGCATTTCGGCCAGCAGTTCATCAACAGTCGGAATTGTTCTCGTTCCTGCCTCACACTCAGCCAAAACTGCATATCCTACAGACCAACAAGCATCACGCCAGACTACCCCAGCCTGTCCCTCCGGGCCGAACTTTGGGTTTATACTGGTTGCGTAGCTACACAGACTCAGGATACCATCGTAATAATGTGCTTTAGCCTCATTATCGAGATACACCTGAATAGCATTAATTAGTTGCTGCTTGATCGTTGATTCATCATAAGGAACAATCTCCCGGACAAAAGTCCTTGACTCATGATTGAACGTGCAGTTGCTTGTGGTATGATGAGTGAAGGAATTGTATTCATGAGTTGCTTCTGTGTAATGATACAGCCCTAATCCTGCAAGCTGATCTGAAGTATATTCAAACAAAGATGTTCTGGTTGATCCATCAGCCAGCCTGATTTTGACTGGCAATGAGTCATACTGATTGAAATTTTCTAAGTCTATAAACTGAAGATACATTATGCACCTATATAGTTATTATAAACAATTGATTTATATAATTCTATTTCTCCAATTACAGCTCTTGTCACTGGCCCATAAATCGCTGTAATAGTTATTTTGTAATATCTGTGTGTGGTGGTGTTCGAAAATTGATATAAATCAGAGAGCACTCCTGACGGTAGTGTTTGTGTCGTTCTTGAGTCTAACTGTGTCCAATTCGAATCGTCGTTTGAGCCATAAAACGTCCATGCTGTAGGATACGTTGAATTTGTATAATATCCCATCAGTTTATACCCATCTACCATAACGTTTGATCCAAAATCTATTTTCCACCATGGAGGAACAGAAATACTATTATCAGCAGATGACCACATGCCTAAATCTTGATCGGTAACTCCATCCATTGCTTTCCATGCAGGATATGAAGCTGAATAGTCACTTTGAGAACTTACCACATAAGGATTTGGCGCATTATTAGCTGTCATTGTTGGAGAGACTTTTGTTACCGATCCTGTAATAACACCGATTCTCTGCCGATTACCAATATTCACCAACTCCACCGGATTCATCTTATATTTAGTCGTGTCATGAGGTATTCGTTGCAGGCTCATCAGCTTATCTCCAAAACACCACCACTCAGATACAGATCACCATCAGCACTTGCAGTACCAACTATAGTATCTCCTGCCTCAAGCACAGGTTTCCCTGTAATCACAGACAGCGATGTATCAGCAGGAACAGATACAGTCTTTGCCCAATACACCGCCGTGTCGCTATCGCTATCATCAGTCCAGTGGACACTTGCATCAGCCGAGTTTGTCCCATCAATATTAGCCACCTGGCAATGCAAAACAATTGCTTTTGTTGCCGCAGGGCAAGTATATGCCGTTGCCCCGCCAGTTGTCATTGCAGCCTTAAAATTCTTGAAAACATTAGCCATTTATTTCATCCTCCTAAAGCAATCGCCAGGGCGATAGCATCCGCTTGGGTTGCTGCGTCCGAAGTATTAAAGTCAGACGAAACAGTCAGCGTTTTGCTGGTTGTTCCACCTGCGATTGTAAAGCCTGTAGTTTGAGATGTAAGCGTCAAAGCGTTTATCAGAGTCGCCCACACACTCGCCCATTTCTTGCTTGTAGTTCCTATCCCACCTTCGTTATTTGCTCTGGGGACAATTGCTCTTGTAGCCATTAAACCCTCCTATACCGCGATCGGCATAATATCGTCATTAACATCCAGCTCGTAATATTCGTCTGTTAAACTATCCGTTACTGGCATCAGCCCGCCGTCAACATCAACTTCAAACAATCCGGTCATAGCCGATATATCTGCATCTAATTCTTCAATAGCCGCCTGAACAGTTGTCGAAGCAATGTTCCCAGAAGGTGTAAAAGAAACAGCCCCCGCCGTTGTACTCGCAATATATCCAGACGGCAAACTGCTCGACGTTCGATAATCAGCACTTTCCTGAAAATGCCCATCCCCATTATAAATCAGCCGATAAATCAATTTCATCTCAGGCGTCAAGCCAAAACCAGCCAGCGCAGGAGGAGTCTCAGCCCTCGCCAAAGCCACAGTGTTATACGGCGCACTAAGTGCAGATGGGATGATATAAATCGGTCTGCTTGCGTCCCCAGTGGCATACACCCAATAACAAGCGAATTTATTCGAACCAACCGCAGTCAATGCGTAAGTATCGGTATCCAGATATTGCGGCGCACCGCTTGTGCCAGGGTACGGCAAGCTATAATTGGCAAAAGTATAGCTGTCTGCGCTGGCCAGATAAAACACCCTGCACGTTGTCTGCTCTGCAATGGTGTGTGCAATGTCCTCATCGTAGATAATACCTGCTGCGATAGTCAGCGTAGCATCATCTGCGGTTGTCGGTTTGGTTAGATCAAGTCCTGAATAGTATCTGGTTCCGATTGTCCTATGAGCATTGATATGCCAGTCCAAATCCCTGGTATGGTTGTGGGGTTCTTTGGTGGGCGCTCCGGCTGATCCATTCCAGTAAATCATCGCAACAGGGCACTGGTTTTTCAGGTTCACGGCTGTGGCACTGGCCTTGAGTGTTCCTGTAGCGTCGTCAAACGCCACGTAGTACAGCGTGTTTGCAGCCAACGTCACATAGTCGTCCAGGTCGCAGGTAATGGCACTCGATGTGCTGTACCGCACGCCTTTGTACCAGTATGTATTCGTGCCGGAAGCAACTGTTACCACGTGGGTAGAGTCGTCAAAGGATAATGCGCCGATTGCCTCGATGCCGTGATATACCTGCACGGCATACACGGCATCTGTTGCGGCCAGTTCCTGTATCTGGCCGCTGACATTCACCAGGGGTTTTTTCAGAGCCATAATAATCCCCTATGCCAGAACGATAGGAACCTGGCTTTGAAAGTTGATAGCCGTTGCCCCCGTCGCAAACCCGATCCGCTGCACGACATTCCCTGCAGAACTCGGTGCGGTCGTTGTGGCCAGCCCCGGCGTTGCGCTCAAAAACACCACGCCTGGGGTATGCCCCGTTACCTGCGTGTTGGTGCCCTCAAAATACACGGTGGCATTATTTCCGCTGTCCACAGCAGCAAGCACAAATCCATGCGCCTCTTTTCCCGCCGTGCTGGCATCGGCCTTGCGGCATTTTGCACCGCTCGAATTATAGACATTCACAAAGTCTCCAGCCGCCAGCGCTTCTGTCGCAGCGATTAACGCCGTATCCGCCCCGATACCAGTCGGCATCATGGTGTTGTCCAATTTTCCAGTAGAGTCCAATGCAACAATCTTCCCTGCATCCGTCACCCCTGTTGATGCCTGCAAAGCCGCTTCTTCGGTAATGGTTCCGCTGTTGTTCTTCAGGTATTTATTTCCAGCCATGGTGTTTTTCCTTTACGATAGAATTATTGGTTGATGAATTTTGATAAACAATTTCGTTGCCGATACCGGAAACCCGACAATCAGCACAAATCCAGTTGTCGGAGGAGTCTGTGTCATCAGCCCCGTCGTGCTCAAAAACACAGGCTGCCCGAGCGTCCAGTTCCAGGTCGGCTCTTCATGCTCTCCGCTGGTTTGCACCGACACGCTCCCGGCATTACTGGCCCCCGTGGTCATGCCGAGCACCCGATGGGCATGATCAGCGGTTTCGCAATCGGCATACACCGCCTTGTCATCATCGAGCACGACAAACCGGTGGCCGCTCAGTGTCAACGCTGTGCTGCATGTGATGGTTGAGCCGGTTTCCACCGATTCACCCGGAAGGCCCTGCTCACCCGGCGGCCCCTGCGGGCCAACCTCGATAATCGTTATGGTCTCCACCGTATCATCGGTATCGGTATAGATCACCTGCACGTCGTCATCACTCATGTCATGTCCTCGTCACTGCCGCCAAAAGGGTGGCTTTGCCATATTGCTTCAAGACAGCCTCGCCGGTTGCGGAATACAGAAACAGGTCATATACACCGGCTGTGTCCTTGTGCTCGATCAAGATATCGGCCGCATCCTCATCGTTAATGTAAACCCGGTATTCCCCCGTTGCCGGGTCATCGATATAGATGCCGCTGTCCCCGTCCGCCGACCAGGGAGACACCGCCGTGGTAATGGATATCACCGCCGCCGCACTGGTCAGTTTGGTTCGCACGCTCATTTTTGCGGTGTACCCGGTCAGATCAACCACAACACCGCCGGATTCCCAGCGAAATGTTTTGTCGTAGGTGCCGCCTTCGATGATGGTGATGGGTATGTTTGCTTTCACGCATTGCATGATTACTCCTTTACTATTCCTGTTTTTTTCCCCAAATTCCAGAAATAGACAATGATACATTAACATTCCATGGCATGCTTCCACCGTCTATTTTGCCATAAAGAACTGAAAGAAAATCTTTAATATACCCCTCAAATTTTGAATTTCGGGCTGCGGTAAATGGTGATGTTGGCTTTTCTCTTTTTGCGGACTGAGCGAACACATTACTTTCATATTTGCGATCCACATAAACTTGAACTGCATATTGATCATTCGCCATGTTGTAATTCACGGATGAAAAAATGTCGCAATCCCCTTCAGCACGCATTGGCTTAAATGGTTCTGCCGGTGTTCCACGACTTTCCTCATGATATGTCCTATATTCCCAAAAAGCCGTGCCTAAAGGATTGGTTGCGCCCTGTTTTTTATATATGGCTTCCACTTCGTGAACAGCGTTGACATATTGTCTAACCATTCCCACAGACATTTCTAGTTGTTGATAACCATTATTGCCATTGCAATAAATATCTGGATAAAATGGATATATAATTTCCAAGGTGGAATTGCCTGAAGACAGCCAGGTGTTGCCATCTGTATAAAGATAAGTGAAACCAACATAAGTGTATGTAAATATTGAAACATAGCGTGCTTTTACCACCCAATACAAAACTATATCCCATTTCCATGCTCTATGATCACAAGCAACCCCATGTCCGTCTTCATACCAATCCAACCATTCCCCGTCCATGTGCCTAGTTATGGGAGATGGATTATATGGTTCCCATGTCCCGGACAAGCAACCGCCAACTCGGAAATGCTCTGTATGATCAATTATCGTTTCAAATTCAACTGATGGTTCACGGTCAGAAATAATTTCACGCGTGTTGGATGTACCAAATAATTCAGGCCCAACAATCGGAGTGTTCCGAACTATTTTTCTTCCATTATGAAAATGATAAGCCTTAAATTCAAGACCAGAAGGAGATGTCACTATATCGAACAGTCTATCAAAAGTCAGATCCTCTTCCGTCGGATATTCTGGGGCTTTTGTCTGTATTCGATACATCAGTGATCCTTTACATTCATACTGGGCTTTCCACTCAGCTAAAGGATCACCATCACTAATTAACGACACAAATGGATATTCTGTCTTTGCAATTTTATGTTTTTTACCAGCATTATCCATCCAATATCCATTGCTCGAATAATCATTTGCAGAACAATCCCATAAAAGAGTGACGAATTCCGTTGCTGTTTTTCCAGAAATAATCACACATTGGCCGCATGGTTTTGGTTCAGTTTCAAACCCGATCACTACTGGTTTATTCTCTCCGCTGGGCGACCGGTCACGATACTCCACCACCACACGGTCACCAACCTCAAACGCTTCCCCATTACAATCCATGTATTCGATATCAATGTCTTCGTGGGTCATAGTGGCATTGATAGACTGACTGCCAGCATTTATAATCTCAGTTGTGGCATCGTCCAGAAGTACATCACATTTATCAGCATCCAGTTTGGTTATTTCCCCCACCCGATACGTCGGCATCCACTTTTTCCAGCCTGGCGCCATGGCGGCATTATAAAACCATTGCTCGGGAGTCATGGCTTTGATGTGTTGTAACTGGCCGTCCCTGCTCATGTCAAAAGCGGCCTGGTCGGTATAGCCTGGCCGAACTAACACTTGATCCGGTTCCCCGTTTATTTCGACGGTGGCCACTTCCCCGGTCAGCTCCTCGCTCAGGTCGGCACACCAGGCATCCACCGTCGGGTCTTCCGGGATCGATTCGTAATAGGCTTTCCATTTTTTAAGCGATTCCAAAGCAAGTTTCAGCGCCGGCAGTTTTTCAGGATTGCTGTACCAATATTTATCGATCTGCTCCTCTTTGGCCGTGATCCACCGGTTGACCTGATCCAATGCCGCTTGCGACTTGGTCCGGTCATACAACAGCTTGACGGAATACTGACCGTCCGTTCCGCCCGATACGATTTGTCCTTTACCCATTATGCGTTTGCCTGCAAGGTTATCGATTGATTTTTACCGCCTTCATCGATCCGGATATCGGTAATCGGCAAAATCCCAATTTCGATATCTGATCCAGAGGTGTGATAATAAAGTCCGATATCTCCATCGGCTCTATCGGCAATAATGTCCGCATAACTCAGCCCAGGGATCACGACCTGGATATACGATATGGCTCCGTCTTTCAATTGTACCGAAAACGATGATATGGGAATGACAACGTCATCAAAACCGTCGCAAACCAACCGGCATAAAACCTGTGACACCATTATCCTGATATCTCCATCGATGACCCATACATGGCCGAATACGAAAACGTGACCAATCCAGCCGTAAACTCATCTTCGTCATACTGCACCGTGTCCCCTGGCTTCAGATATAAATCTGGTTCCGGCTTTCTCAGTGTGGTGATTCCCTTGTTCAGCGAGCGATAAGTCACCCCCGATACCGGTATCACAGCCGGAACACTGGCCGCCTCAGATGTTCGGTATCCCGATAACATGATCTGCTGATCCCGATTGTTCCCGGTGATCGACACAGATGATATGTCGCACGCAAACAAGATTTCCCGCTGGTGTGTCACCCCGGATTTGACAATCAGCGCTGACACCGTAAACGTCCCGGTCTGCCTGGCCAGCACGGTATCGATTGCACCCAGCCCAGGAATGATCACCTCGGAATAACTTGGGTCTCCCGCCCGCTGCCGGGAGGTAAAGGATGATATGGGCACCACCGCATCCGACTGGCCACCCAAAGACAACACACACTCGAACACCCGGCGGCACCCGCGCAAGGAATCAAAAGAAGACGTTCCCTGAACCAGACTGGTCAAAAAGATTTCCGCTGAGATGGGCGAAATAGCCATCAGCACATCAGCCAGGCTGTCCACATACAGCACACCCGGTGTGGCTGGCGCGGATATCAATACTATCTGATCGTAATTTGGCGCGACTGAAACAACCGCAGGTGGAGACAAAATCGAACTGACCCGAAAAACACCCAGAACCGAAGACTCGGCCCAGCATTGCGCCGGTGTTGCGCCGATGATACAAACTATGCCCAGCACGGAAGAAATGGCGGATAAGTTTGCAGGGGCAGCCTCGATTTCAACCCCAGGATCATTTACGGTCACAGAACTATCACGAGCAACAATATTTATTTGCCCGATAACGGAAGGAATGGAAAAACAGGGTACGCCTGCGGAAACCGCAGAGATTACAGCCGCCGGAACAGAGACTTCCGTTACCGTCGGCTGTAGCACCCTGGTGACTACAAAAGGCTGACCTTGAAAGGATAACTGCAACCCTTTGGTGGATATACTCGACTGAACAGCATCTTCCACGAATGGCAAAGCGTCCCGCACCAACCCCAACGGTTTCATTACGGGGGTGACCGCTGTGGTCGATGCCGGGAAGAACGACACCGATCCGGTCTGTGACTGAATAGCGATATCCACCCACGTGCAGGGAATGTCTCGGCCCCGAACATTCACCGCCCCGGCAAAAGGCACTCCCAGATACGGAACTTTCAGACTTTGCAATCCAGAAATATTGATTGCAGCGTCTGAAAATGGTTGGCCACCGAACGAAACAGCCAGACCTTTTAAATCGGTGCTTATCAGTAGCGTCATAACAAGATCAGATCACGCCTGGAGGTAGTCAATGTCGTCCACCACGGCAAAATATGCTGTGCCACCATAAGCAATGACTTCAATTTCCACCACGCCTATTTCTGTTGGGGTGAAAACGATGGATTTTTGTTCCCACGATCCATCCGCCGTCATATCAGATGATAACACATCAGTATCCACGCCAGATATCTGCAAACCCCGGCATCGTAAATAGGCGGAAAGCCCGGCGTTGCTTCGATACAACCAGGCCGTGACGGTGACCTGAGAGCTGGCGTTCACCGCCAATTTTGCCAAAGACATCACCAATGGATAGTTTACGCTGCGGTTGGTACTGGTTGGGTACAACGCCCAGGCAATGTCCGCTGCGGTGTGCCGGATATCCGCTTGGGATTTAATATATCCCCCATCTGTGTAGAGATAATTATTATCCGCCGAACCATCCTGTTTGTCCGATGCCAACCGGGCACCTCCGAAAGCCACAAACCCCGTTACTTTGGTCGTGTCGCCCAGTGTACACCCACGCAGGTAATTATTTCCCAACGTGGTATAATTTAAACCCCCTGATGTATTATCACTGATCGTGGCGCCGATGATCGTCAACCCTTTGGTCAGCGTCGCCGTGTTGATTCCATACACACCATTATTTTTTATTTCAGATGTGGTAAAAATGGCGTCATACGATAATGCTGAAAAATTCAAACCATCCCCATTATTGTTGTTCACTTTCCCGAAAACAAACCGATGCCATGAATAAGATGCTGCCATGGCAAATCCGGAACCTAAATTATTGCACAGATTATCAACCGTAAAAAAGTTTGCATAACTGGTTCCTAACACATTCAATCCGTGAGATGAATTGTTTACAGAACCTTTAAAATTCCCGATACACTTGGTGGAATTTGTGCAATACAGCCCGTAACCGCAACCGCACACCGTATGCCCAATTGCCTCACAATAAGTGGACGCTGAAAACAAAATCCCATACAACGCCCGAGTCATGTTCAGCCGATTGGTTCTAACATAGTTTTTGTTGGTGAAATCTATCCCATTTCCCCAAGAGGACAGCCCGTCAAAAAACGTTTCCCCGTCTTGATTACCATCAGATGGATTATACCCGCCCTGAAAATCAATAATACTCCCCACCGTTCCTGAATCCTGAATAATGCAATCCGTGGTGGTTGATGTTCTGTGACATTCCCGCTTGTACGTGCTGACTGTTTCTGTGGCCGTATTTGCGCCCCTGCCCGCCGTCGCAATGGTGGCGGCTGCACAATCCAAAAGCACCGTTGTCCCCACAATACTCTGAATGGGATACCAGCACTCATCACCCCCGGTGGCCAACGAATTCTTGCTGATCAGGCTGGTCAGAGACAAAGAATCCGCAGAACCCGGTGCCTTGACCGCCATGATATTGTCAATCATCAATACCGGGATGCCCGGCTCACTCAACGCATATAACGCCACGGAATTGATATTTGATCCGAGGGCAGAACCCTTGTCCAACGTGAATGGGATAAAAACCGCCTTGGACGCCGCCTCAATCGCAGGGATTGTGAATTCATCCACTATTACCGCCCCAGCATTATCCGAACAAAGACAGAGCTTGTAAAGTGACGCCGCACTGCCCAAACTATCCCGGAACCAAAAGGACAATTGCTGATAAGCCGACAAGTCCAAAGAAGAGGCCAACGTCTTGTATCCAATCAGCCCCGAAACAAAAGCTGCCGCAATGGTGAGTGTCACCTCATTGCTGCCCTCTTTTCTTGTCGTGGCAGCCACTGTCGCCGTCACATTCGCCGCCGCCGCCCACGACGTATCGCAGACCTCAATGGATTGCGTACAGGCCGTGGCCAGCGTGACCGTTTTGCTGTTCAGATTCCATGTGGCGTTGCCGACTGATGTTGGGTCGGGGCTTTTGGCAATTTTGATCACATCCCCTGGGGCAATCCTGGCCGCCGTTGCGCCGGACTTGATCGTCTTCCAGGCATTTCCTGCGCCCCAGGCCGAACCATCGTTGGCATCTGATCCCAGCAGCGGATCAATGTAAAATGTTCCCATTTATCGCCCCCGCTTATGCCAGATCAATTTCTGGCGCCTGGATTTGGAAGGAAAACCCGTCAGGGGTGGTGAAGTCTGCCCCGAAGTCGATGCACATCACTACCGGGTCATTGGCCACAGTATCATCATAAATGATGGCTGCCCCAGACGGCCCGATCGATCCGCCCGATGCTGTCCACGTTACATCCGACCACACTGATGTTGCCTTGTCTGTGATGTCATTTTCCGTTACGGTCACCCCCGACAGGGTCTTGCTGTCCTGGGTATATCCGTTGCCTGTAGATAGCTGGTCGGCAGTCACATCTGCCAGCAGCGCATGACTGTCTTTGTCGAATGCAAACGTCGTATTCATCAAAATGATTTTAAACGTGTCGTTTGCCAAATCCACCGCTTTGGTGGCCAACAAATATTTAAAATGATTGGGTACTGTCGCTACAACTGCCATGATCTATAATCCCCTTCCTGTCCTGTCTATTCAAGTCCGTGCCTGTCCGTGTCTGTCCGTGTCAAACATTATCCCGCCCATCACGTAATTTTCTCATACACCCAAAACGACACATCCGCCGTATCCCCATCGATTTTCACCGATTCGATGTACCCTACAAAAAACCCCTCGGGGCAGGCCAGCCCCACCAGGCTCTCGCTTTCGAAAAATGCCCATAACCTGTCGGCCGCCGATGGGCTGATACTTACCGCCGCAAACGAAAACGTCCGGTCGGCATCCGAATACCCGCTGTCGGTAATCACCGCCCCGCCATCCAACGTGGCCGAGCGAGACAGCCGCCGGGTGTTTTCCCGCACGGGCGCCGCCGGTACATTGAGCGTTACATATTCGCCCTGCTCGATCGATGAAAATGTAATCAACATGGTATCAATTATGAATTATGAAGGATGAATTATGAATGATGGCTGTTCGTCATTTTTCATACTTCATCCTTCATCCTTCATCCTTTCAATTTATCCCCAACAGGAAGGATGCCGAGTCCTCGTTTGCCTTCAATTGCACCTTCTGCAGAATTTGCCACATAATCATTTCAAGGGCCGGTTCCAGTCCGGTGGAGTCAATCTTGATCAATCCTTTTCCGGATTTCATCAAATCATCTTTGGTTTCCATCAACTTGATTTGTTCAGCCACCAACTGCTTTTCCAGCCTGAATGCTTCATCCTGTATTTGCATAGCCTGGTTCACGGCCGCCTGCCATTCCCTGGCCCCGAAGTCATATTCTGATTTTGGTATTTTCCCAAACAGCCCGCTGATTTCACTCGATACACTTCCGATGGTGTCCGATACGCTGGAGAACATGGCCTTGACCCGTTCGGTCTGCGATTCGATGTTTGCGATTTCAAGTTTGGCCGACCACTCCACGGCCTTCTGCATCATTTCTGCATCAGCCTTGATTAGGGCTATTTCTGTATCGATATCGCCTTGCAGCTTTATCTCAAGCATCTTTTCGGTTGGAATTTCTTTGATCTTATTTTCGCTTTTCGTTATCGATTCATCGTCAACGCGAACCTTGAATTGTATAGGAAATCCATCAGCGCTTGTGACTTCCATTATGCGGTACATTGTTTTATCATAAGATTCATCGCTGATTTCAAAGTCCGCCGAATACTTCCGCCCATCATAATCCGCCATTTTGTTGGACAGCTCACCGATTTTTATCTGAGCTGGTTCCGGGTCTGCATCGATCAGCACAGATACCCCGGCCTCAAACTCCAGCAGGTTTTCGTTTAACCCCTGAATCTGGTTAATGGCCGAGTCCATGTCTGTTTCAAACATCAACTCGGTAACACCGGGTATGTCTTTCAGGCTTTGCCCGATTTCACCCACAGACGCCACGACCGGCTCTGCATACATATTGTTGAAATCGCCCATCAGGTTGCCGAATTCGTCAAATTTGGCATTCGCCAGATCAATCGGTGGATTGAGTTGATTCACCGCATAAGCAAGTCCCGTTGCCGCAGCTCCCGCCGCCACAAATGGCAGCGCACCCACAATAGATGCCAGACCGCCCAGGTTACTGATGGCCTTCAAGATCAAGGATCCGGAAAATATTTCCATGGCCGGAGCCAGACTGTTGACGGCCGATATCGCCGTATTCACTCCCTGCCCAAAACCCAATATCTTACCGGTCAATTCCGCCGTTTTTCCATCGGCGTTCAGCGCATCATTGGCAAATTCGCCCAACGCTGTCACAAAAGGTTTCAGCCCTTCAACAATGCCTTTTGTGACATTGTTCATAGCGGTGATGCCATCCACGATTTTTTGCATGGCCTTGGCCATATCTTCGGGTTTGGTTAAATCCAGATCCCCAAACAGGGTTTTGAAAACATCCCCGACCGCACCGCCCAATTCTTTTACCGACGCCAGCAAACCCTCAAAATTGATGGCTTGCATAGCCTCAGGAATGGCGGCCGCCACCTTCCGCAGGTAATCGGCAAACTCGGATGCAAAGGATTCAATGGCCGTGTAGATTTCAGAAAAGGCTCCCTCTTTCAGCCCAAATTGAACCCCTTGAAACACTTTGCCAAGAGCGTTTGCAATATTTTCCCAGTCATCAAGCAGCGGTTTCCCTGCTTCAACCAAAGCTAATTTCATGCTGTTAATTAGCCTGGTGTTAACCTTGTCGATATTATCGACCATTATTTGATAGGCTCGATCTGTTGCCCCAGCAGCCTTATTTAATTCATCCAATGCTTTTGCATATAGACCCGCTTTGTCTGCACCTAATACCGATGCAGCGCTAAAAGATGTTACGTTTCCAAACAGTTTTATTATTGAGTCGGCACTGCCTCCGGATTTTTCCCAAATTTCCTGCATCTTTCCAGATAAACCTACTGATGCAAGTTCAGCAGATCCAAACTTTATTTTTAAATTTTCAAATGCACTTACCGCACTGTCCGATGGCTTAACCAAATCCGAAATGACTTGCCGTAAATATTCAGCAGCCTGACTCGATGTTAAACCTCCGGCCGTAAGCGCGGCCAATGCTGCACTTACTTCTTTTATGGATACACCTGAAATCGCCGCCGCTGGCGCTACTAACCCCAGTGCGCTTGCCAGTTGTGGTACATTCACCTTTCCTATTTCAACAGTTTTGAAAAATATGTCTGAATATTGATTGGCATCACTCCAAGATGCACCGTAAGCAGACATAACGCTTGTCAAGAGATCAACCGATTCTTTTAGTGTTGATTGACCGGCCACCGCCAACTTTTCAGCTTCGGTAATGAATTGGATGGAATCTCTATAATCGACGTTGGCAGACAGCGCCTGATAAATGGCGGCCTGAATGTCTTCGAGGCTTTGGGTGGAGTTGCGTGCGTAATTTTCTATCGCGTCATCAAATGCCGCAACATCTTCAGGTGATTCCCGAAGGAGGGTATGGATTTCGTTTAGTCCGGCCTGGAATTTTCCGGCCGCCGATACCGCAGCCACAATTCCGCCTGCTGCAAGTACCGCTAAAGTAGCTTCAAACTTTTCAACCGCCAGCGCCATGTTGGCAAACGGCTGGGTAGCCGATTCAAGAGATGTTCCCAGATTGGAGAGAGACCCGCCGATCTTGTCCATTGTCGTGGACACTTCATCGACGCCCTTAAAGAGAATGGATACTGTTTTTTCGAGATCGGCCATGTATAAATTATGAAGGATGAAGGATGAATTATGAAAAAATGGTTTTGAGTCCTTTTTCATACTTCATAATTCATACTTCATCCTTTCTGATTGTTTTTCCTATCGTAATACATCGACCAGAGGGCACGTTCGGTGTCGCACAGTCCCGGATAGGGGAAAATGTCCGGGCGGACTTCGTAGAGGAGTTTCCCCCTGAGATCACACAACATCAAATCTAACTGGATGTCGTCTCGTTCCCAGAGGGTATCGGCTTTCCCGGCACATGTCCCTGGCCGGTCAGCGTGAATATTTCTTCGGTGATAATTCGAAATTCTATCGGGAAGGCTTGATTGAGTAACACCGCCCGCTCCAGCGGACAATCCGGATCCACACTGCCCGCAATCAGATATTCGATCCGCCGGGCCACATCCTGGGGAACATCGTCGGATAAACTCACCAGCCCGGCAATGGCTTCCGCTGTCTCCCCGCCTTTATTGGCAATCAATGCCCGCACAATATCCGAAATATTTTTTCGGTTCTTCTCCGCCAGTTCGTTACACCGGCCCAATTCATTGCCCGACAACCCCCGCACCACCCACACCGCTGGCCCGTCGAACCATTCCGACAGCCCCGGCACCTTCACTTCGGTTGTTCGGGGCTCAAATTTCGCCTTATCAAATGATTTTGCTTTAAATGCCATGACACCCTTTATTTCATCGATGTTTACATCCTGGCTCGCTGTAATGCGCCAGAACGAACGATCTCTTTAATATCCATATATAAGTATGGGTCAAATACTGCCAACAGCCGCAAGTTTTCGAAAAAGCTCTGTCACTTCTTCATCCACCCGCTGCACAAACAGCGTTTGCGCCTGAATCGTCACCGGCTCAAACACCAGGTCACCTGCATATATATCTTCGATACGCGGGCCGGTGCGCCGTTCCAACTTGAACCGATATTGATCCGGCAACTTGGCATACCGCTTGTTGATATCCCACCGCGTCCGATATTGATTCCACATTCGCCAATAAACATTTTTTACAGCACCAGCCTTTTTGTGCTTGGTCGTGGCGATAAACGTATGTTTGATGATATCTGCCGAAGATGCCTTCTTTACCCGAACTTTCACCCCGCTCATATTCTCCACAGCCCCGAACGAATACAGCCCGATCGGAGACCCCGTCGAATACACCCCGCCGCCGATCCTGGCCAGCGTTGCATTCAAAATCCTAAAATTCTGCTTGATCCGCGTCGAAGACAAATTCAACTCATTGGCAATCCGGGCCACCGCCTGTGTCTGCACCGTTGACAGCGTCCGGTTGATGGCATTCTTCATTACAGTTTCGTAGCCGTTCTTGATGCCACTCACCGCCGCTTTCACATCAGCCATTTGCGTCTCATCAATTTTCAACTCAAATTTCGCCACTTCTTAAATTATGAAGTATGAATTATGAATTATGAAAAAAGCATGTCAGTCCTTTTTTCATCCTTCATCCTTCATCCTTCATCCTTTCAATAAGGTCTCGGCCAATCCACCGTCAACGTCGCCCTCTGCTGCTCAAATGCAATCATTTTGTTGGCCGATGATCTCGCATACCGCCCGGCCCCAAACTTCGAAATTGGCATTCCCATCATGCCGTCGGTCATTTTTGCCAAACCAATCATCGACCCGCCGTTCATGATGGTCAGCCATCTCTCAAAGAGCGCCGCCTTTTCAGAATCGGCGCTCTGCAATTGTTTCACGATGTCGCCCAGGGTCGCCATTATCCGGAAACTCTATCGCCCGACACTTCCGCCGAAATGGTGCAGTCTGCCATAATCGAGGATCCGGCCGGATACTGCTCCACAATCCCGAGATACCCCTGAGTCAACACGTAAGGGTTTTTCAACCGGTCGGGTTTGAATTTAAACCACAGATTGTTTCCCTCTTCACTCAGCAGGCCGTCGGTCACCCCATCATTCAGGTACGCCTTAAAACTACCCTGCCCCAGACTGGTGGAGACCGAACCAATCGCCCCGCCATAAATCTGTGTGCTTGAAACACTCTTGCTGTTGGCTGGTCGTTTGAAGTCACTCGTTTTGGGGATCTGTGCAAACTCCGGCTCATAATACTGGGCATAAACCTTTTTGGTTTTGATCGTGCTGCCGGAATCATCACTATGCGCCGCCATCAACGCACTGTTGAAGGCCACCCCGGCCGACCCGAGCACACCGGATTCCACCGTAGAGAAATTGGTTTCATAGGTCGGAAATGCCGCCAGCTCCCGATGAGTATTCGGAATGGCCTTGATTTCCGTTGCCGCCACCGCTGCATTGGCAATGGCCGAAAACCGCACCTGAGCAATTTCCACAGACCCGGTCGGTATCCATGGCGGCCCGCCATTGGCGCCACGTGTTTCGGAAAATGCGGTATGATCCGCTCCAGTAAGCACAGCAATCTCCCCGGCACTGGTGATGGTAATCGAATTGATCCGACAAACATCGGTGGTTGCTCCCCGCAGACAGATCAAATCGGCATCGGCTGTGATCGTTGTTTCAACTCCATTCAAATTCAGCGTTCCGCCCGACAGATCAACCAGGTCATTGGTGCCGGCTGCCGCCGGTGTCACCACCAACCCAGTCAAGACCCCATTGGGTTTGATGTCAGGATTATAGCCAGACTTGTCCGACCAAAGAGAATCGGAGCTGTTATAAGTCAAATGATCCCCGGAATCAGTCAACGCTGTCATAGACACCAGCGACTGACCGGCCTCGTAATACAAAATCGCATTATCGGCAGATGGCATATTTATCCCCCTGATGGACTATACGGATTTCCGTACAGATAATTGTATTTAACTTGTAAATTGATAATGCAGGATACAGATAATGCTCCGGTATCCGGATATGTATCAGCCCCGCCGCTCTCGTACAGAATTGAATCGACATGCAGTATCTTCTGCGTGCCGTTTGCTCCGCTGGAAAACACCGATTGCACCAAATCCCCCAGCATCCGCTCCACAACCACCGACGGGTTTTCACCATTCAGCAATTCATGGAAGGCAATCCCCATGCGCATGCTGTAAAACGTCTCGCCATAATCGGCCCGCTCGGCAATTTCCATCCCCGGCCACAACACAATGCAAGGCAGCTCTGACGGATCGAGCGATTTCCGGCACCGAACCACATTCAGGCCGGCATCGCTGTGATATCCGTTGGCCGTTGTCACGCTGCCCAGCAACAGCTCAAACCCCGTGATAATCTGCTCCCGAATCGTCGTTGCATACACCCGCGCCGAACCATCGACAGTCACAGTTCCGGTCCCAGTTATTGGCATAGAATTCCTAAAGACTTCAGGGTGCAGGGTGCAGGTGGCAGGGTGCAGGAAAAAAAACCTGCACCCTATACCCTGTACCCTGTAACCTTTTTTTTATGTCACAATCGTTTTGACAATCCGCCCGTCATTATCCGTCACAGCCGCAATGGTATATTCCACATCGCCAAACACCACCACATCGCCAATCATGGGGCACCCGTCGGGCAGTTCCGAAACCATCAGCTCGATGGTCGTAATCTGCCCCCAGGTTTCAGAGCCCAGTCCCGAAGGCTGGGTCTGCAAACTGGACATGATGAGCGCCGTTGTTTCAACGGCATCCCCGATCACCGGAACATAGCTGACCGGGTCTCCCATGATATCGAAGATATCAGCGTTCATAAGCGATATGATGTCTGTTATGCTCATAATAAAAAAAAGTATGAAGTTTGAAGTATGAAGTATGAAAAATTAAGGATTGATTTTATTTAATAATTTATCCTTCATCCTTCATACTTCCGTTTTTAGGCAGTAATATTGCTCAACAGATATGCAGCCCCGGTAAACACGAAACACTCATCGGTATATTGGCGCACGCGGTAAATGTTAGACCGCACGGTCTCATCTCGATACTGCTCACTGGTCACCATCTGGGGGCTGTCTCCCGTCCACAGGAAGGTGCGGCCCAGGGTGGGCTCTCTCAGGTTGCGGGCATTGGCAGCCGCCCGGAACAGCAGCACATATTCGTCGTCCCAGATATCAGACAGGGAAAACGAAATGCCTTTGCCGGCCGTATCCTTCATGGCCCCCGAAACCAACAAACGATCCAGCCCAAAATACAGCCGCATCATTTCGATCTTGGCCTGCATGCCGGTCATCTGGATGGGGTTGGTATATTGCATCAGCCCCTGGATTTCGTTGGATTGAATCAGGTTCTCGAACACCTTGAGCGACATGGCCGCTGCATTGATATCGACGCCAGTCGCCGCCCGAAGGGTGGACTTGGCATCCAGCACGTCGTCATACGGGGTACACGTTGCCGGAGTACTCCATTCGACAGATACCGCGCCAGTATTGGTGATATTGCCGGCATTGAACACGGCCGCAGCCACCCGCATTTCATGATGCCGCAGCAGGATATCGGTCGCCCGTTCCACCGCGATAGATTCCGCGTCGATATATCGGGCATACAGCCGGGACTCGGTATCATCCACGGGGGCCTCGATGCCGTATTCTTCGCAGGAGTACGTGGCGGTTTCGAATTCGTAATCATCCCGAACATACCCGCCCCGAGGGGCCCGCCGGATGGAGTCCGGGCTTTTGAGCAAGCTCTCGATCGGGATCACCGGATAGTCGGCCGCCTGTTCCGGCGTCTCAAAAACCGGCATTATTTCCTGCCCGATAAATCCCCTGAGCGGTGCATTCATGCTGTATTCGTAGGCCATGGCGCCCAAATCCGGGCGTTGAATGGTGGTGCTTGATGTAGGTCTTGGCATAGTCGTTTCTCCTAATTCAAAGTATGAAGTATGAAGTTTGAAGTATGAAAGCTGAAGGATTTTTTATTTCATAATTTATCCTTCATACTTCATACTTTTTTTTTAGCTGGTTACGATTTTACGTTTGTATTCAATCCACACCGCAGACAGATACAGAATGTCGGTGGTATGGGCGACCGGAGTCAGCCCGACCGTCAATGTCTGGGCGCCAGTAGGCACGTCGGCTGCGGCAATGGTGGCGATTTTCTCCGCCCAGGTCGCCGTCTGGTTGGTTTCGCTGGTGTCGGTTATTTTTGTGTCTCCCTCATCCCAGAACGAATCCACCGTAAACCCAACCGCATTGGTGGTGCCTGCGGACTTGATACGGAAATGAATCACGACATCCGCAGCATCATTCAGATCGGGAGGCAGCGGGGTCTGGAATACCACCTGGTCGTTGTTGGATGCCGCCCAGGCCAATGTCTGACACCCGTCGGTAGCACCATTGATGGGCGCAAGAATCGGTGTCGTATCGCTGGCCAGCACCCCGCCATTGGCGGATGCATTGCCCACGGCAAAAGAAGATGCCTCCCGCAGGGTATTGAGCGGCACCGGAATAAATGCCTGTGCGCTCACCGCGTTCTGGTAGATTTCTGCCAGGGCAGCCTCCACCGTGGCGGCCTCGGTAAAACTGCCCGTGTCGGCCACACTGGTTCCGGCTGCCGTGGTCGGCTTTCTGGGGTTTACCGCCACTTCGATAATTTCCCCCGTCACAGCCGCCTGCATCGATACCCCGACAGCCGATCCGCTGGAGGCGTCGCTCACCTTGCCGTCATTGGCGGCATACAACACCGTCCCCCTGGCAATGGCGGAATCCACCACACATTGCAGCTCACAGGTACCGGGTTTGTTCAGCAGTTGCACGTTTACAGATGCACCGTCTGCGGCTGCATACTGGGTAAAACCGATGGCATCCTCTCCGGCATCGGCATAAACGACTTCGGGCGGGTCCATGGTGGTGCCGGATTCGATTTTGACCAGCCGATAGGCGGCCAGTGCTTCCCCGGCGATAAATGCTTTGGTGGTGTCGGTATAAGGCATGAGATTATCTCCTCTCGTTGATGTCTTTGATGTATTTGTCATGCAGGTCGGGATGATCTCCGGCTGTCTTCTTCAGGGCCTGGGCTCGGGTCATGCCCGCTGCGCTCAGCTTTTCGACCTCACCCATGAAGGTCTTCACTGGCGTGTCGATCACTTCATCACGGGTCTGCCCCACCGAAGGCGGCGCCTGGTCGGCCAGTTTCTGGAGGCCGCCCATTCTGAAATTGCGCTCGGCCTCATACAGGGCCTTGAAAATGCCGTCGGCCGCTGTGCCGCATTCCACGGCACTCTTCAGGATGGCATAATGATCTGTCTCATGAGACAGAATGGCCATCACTCTTTCCCGCTCTGCATTAATGCCTTCAGCTTTCAGCTCGGCGGCCATGTCGGGATACTGCGTCAAAAATTCTTCTTTCGTCATACTCTTTCCTCCTTCGATTGTTTCTTGAGGCTCGGTTTCATCTAATGATTCGATTTCGGCCTCGACCTCTACCGCCGAATCTGCAAACACGGATATTGATGTATTGTTGTCGGCGCCCAGAGACACAAAAGACACCTCGCCGACTTCGGATTTCAGCCAGATTTCAGCGGGCCCGCTCAGCATGGCGCCGTTGACTTCGGCCGTTTCGTTTTTAGACAACACACGGACTTTGCACGGACGCACACCGACCGATGCCTGCCAGGGGTAGCCTTCATCCGCCAGTTGGGCACATTCAATGGCGTCTTTGGTGTGTTTAGAGAATTTACCGATCACATCAAAACTCGTGATTCCGGATTCACTTGAGCCATATCCGACAACACGATCCCGCTCATGTTCGCGCAAAATTGGAATTGTTGGTTTGCTGCTCATTCCTGAAATATCGAATACCAGATTTCCAAAAAAGGTATCGATCACAGCACCGGTATATGCTTTGATATAAAATTTATCGGTTTGCGGGTCTGTGATATGTTCCGCGCATTCGGTCTGCCCGAAAACGATATTACTGGCCAGCATTACCGGTTTCCGCTTCACAGTTTTCATTGTTTCACCTTGTCTGTCCCTGCCTGTCTTTGTTTGTCCGTGCCAGTCCCCGCAGCCGTTCCAGCCGGAGCCGCTTCCACCACACTCAATCCCAGCTCATCGATCTTGCCTTTTTCGGTCGCTCTCTGCTCCAAAATTTCTTCCCAGTCGCGGCCCTGATTCGCCGCCTCTTCTGCAAGCGTTGACAGGTTCGCATCAACGGCCGATGTGCTGGCCTTGATTTCTTTAACCGGATCAACCCATCCCCATCCGCCCCCCAACCATTGCACCCGGCAAAGTTCGGTTTTGTTCCGGTAGAAATCCGGACAGGTAAACGCTCCCCGTAAATAGGCTTCTTCAAGCACGAGCTCGAGCATGGGCTGGCAGAATTTATCAGCGAACCATGTCCGCCATTGCATGAACATCCGGCGCCCTTCGAGGATGGAGGCACGAGCGGATGAATAGTTGGTTTTGGAAAAATCTTTCGCAAGAAGCTCATAAGGAATCCCCAGGGCTCCGCCGATAATGCGAAGCATGGTTTCGATAAAAGAGGGAAAGGCGTCTCCCGGCCGTTTCGGATCCACAACATTGATTGACTCCCCCGGATTGAGATATCCCACCAGCCCCGGCTCGATACTCTGAATCCGGTCTCCGGTGGATTCTGTGGTGCCGCTCAAATTGAATGCCGTCTGCATGGGGTCTTGTTTGGTAATGAACACCGCCAGACATGCCGCCACGCGGGCCGATATCACTTCGGCCTCCAGGTAATCAGCCAGGTCTTTTAAATAGCTCAGCACCGAGGCGAAGAAAGGCACTCCCCGCGTCTGCCCGACCCGATCGACACGAAAAACATGAATAATCTTCGGGCGACCGTCGGCATCCCGCGCAGCAATTCCGGTAAAGGCATCCGCAGCCGCTGCGTTGCTGCCTTTGTTGGCCGCCTGCTTGATCCAGTATTTCGTGGGGCATCCGGCCGCGTTGAATTCAATACCGTTCACCGCCATGTTTGACCGGGCCCCCGGCGCCACCAGCCTGTCGGCCTCCACCAGTTCGATGGTGCGAGACAACGGCCTCCATGACTCAGACGACCATGTAGGGATAATAATAATTTCCCCATCTTCAATGATCTTTCTAAGGGATAGCTGTTGCATTTCATCAAACGTCAGAATCCCGGCAGCATCAGACCATTTTGCCCAATTGGAAAAAATGGTCTCCACCTGCTTTTGTAAATTTCGGGCATGGTCTTTGGACACACCGAGCTGATCCCCCCGGATTCTCGATTGCGGCCGCAGACCAGAGCCCAAAATGTTTTGTATCAGGGTTTCAGTGGCGCCTTTGGCGACGGGGTCATTCCGGTTGGCGTCTCTGGCCCTGGCCCGTAATGCCTGCAGCTCCCAGGCAGGCGGCGTTGCGTCCGAATTGCCGCCCGACAGCCAGTTACTCCGGATCCGGGATGTGGATGCCGACCGATAATATCCGGTCAATTCCAGCATGCGCCGGGCCTGCATCCGCTTGACGGCCGCCGATGGAAAAACCACTGCAATCATCCTGTCCAAAAAGGAAATGGGTGTTGTTGATTTAGACTGGGTCATTGAACGACACCTTATTCCAGGGTGATTTATTGGATGCCGCCGCCGTTTCTTCGGTGTAGCGTTTCAGGAGGGTTTCTTCTCGGGCATTCAGGGAGGCGAGTGTCGCGCGCAAAATGGTTTTGTCACCAGCGCCCACACTCTGGGCTTTCAGACATTCGGTGATTGCGGTCTGGACTTCTTCGAGTTGTTCAGCGGTGGTTTTGATGGCCATGATACCCAAAGTATGAAGTATGAAATTTGAAGGATGAAAGCTGAAGGATGGATTTTTTTCATAATTCATCCTTCATAATTCATACTTTTTTTATCATGGGTTTTTGGCGGGAAACTGCTTCGATACGGATTCAGTATGGAAACAACATGGAAACAACATGGAAACAGGTCAATAAACTTCTTGACAGGGTATTTTTTTCTGCATTTTATTTGAAAAAGTGCTTGACATTTTCAAAGCAAGAGAATAAAGTACTCAATAAATGGCGACAAGGACGTCAGCCATGGCGGGCCGCTGACCGGAAGGGCACCGGCTCAGGAACAAGCGCGCACCCTGCGGGGATTCGAGACCGGATATCACCTGCCGGTAACTTCCCCAACCTGTAACGCGCATCAAGGCCGTTCGATTCGGCCAGCCCGCCTTAACAATCAATTAAAAAAGGAGAATTGATATGTCAGGATTTTTTAAAACGCATGATGGGGATATAATGACAGATAATAGCGACTATGTTTGGCTTTCGTGCAGTCGTTACAATCTCCCTGACACAACAAACGGAAATATTGGATATCATGTTGTTTATAGGCCATTATGCGGTTCGGCGTATAAAGGAAACGAACTAATAACAGAAGCCATGTGTAAAGATATACGTGACCATTACGAAGAAATTGACATTAAAGAACAATCTGATCGAAAAGTAAAATTTGAGGCCATGATTGGAAAACCTGAAAGAATTGGGCAGATGGACAAAATGATTTGCCATAAATGTGGTACGGTCTGTTATGGCGATTGCGAATCTTAATAACTAAAACCATGGCATCGTAGGGAGAAAAGATTATGGACACAATATTTTTAGAATATGCTAATGGAAGCAGTTTGAAACTAACAACATACTCATCTTCAAGTCATTATGGTATTCCTGTTGTTCGTCACGAAGGATGTTCATGTGTAAACGACTACGGCCCCGGTGACACCGTTCCGGATTGTCTGCATAATGATGAATCAATCGATACGTTTGGGTATATTGAGAATATGGCGTTTTATATCAAAGACAACTCAATATTTATCGATTTAAAAAATAAACACATAAGAGATGGTTTAAATAGATGGTTTTCACAATTACCATCAGGCCCAAAAATAGTAGAGCATCAAACAGGTGGGGAAAATGGTGGGAAATTTTGGGAAATTGTTTAATAATCTAGACTTTTGTGAAGACGGAGTTAACACAAGGAATCAACAAATGGCGACAAGGAGGTCGCCATGGCGGGCCGCTGACCGGAAGGGCACCGGCTCAGGAACACAAAGCGGGGAACCTGCGGGGATTTGATATCTGGTAGCGATACAGATATCCACCCAAGAACTTGAGACCGCTTCAAGGCCGTTCGATTCGGCCAGCCCGCCGCTTCTCTTTAATCATTCAAGTAAAAGGATTAAACATGGAACTGAAACCATGCCCATTTTGTGGGAGGACTGATCTATTAGGATTTGAACCTTACCCGGATTTATCAGGATTTATCAGCGTTAGGTGTAGGGCTTGTGGATGCATAGGCCCGTCTAAATTATCTGATACAAAATCAGAATCTATATCATTATGGAATTCGAGAGTAGAAAATGAAAAAAAATAGAGGCGGCGCCCGCCCCGGCGCAGGTGCCCCAAAAAAAGACCCGCTAGACAAGCGGGTCAAAACCAGCATTCAGTTACCGTTCTGGATGCTCGAACAAATTGATTTTTATGCAGGCCCGAAAAAAAGGTCGAAAGTTATTTTCGACATTCTCAGCAAACACTTTTTTAAACTCCCATTCTGAATCCATCACCCGTAGGGGCATTGAATCTTTTGCCCCTACACATGCCCCAACATCAGCTCAACAACCTGGGCTGTTTGCCGGTCAATCGGTGCCAGCGTTCGATGGTTACGGCGACATATTCCGGCGATATTTCGATGCCGCGGCATTTGCGGCGGAGGTTTTCGCAGGCTATTAATGTGGTGCCGGAGCCTAAAAAAACGTCAAGAATGATCACAGCATTTTCACTTTTTTCAAGACACCATTGCATTAAGGCAATCGGTTTTTGTGTCGGATGTTGTTTCTTATCTTTGAGCGATTCAGCTCTTGAATAGGTGAATACTCTCGATGCTTTATCTCTTGAAGTCCATGCAAGTTCACAGTCAGCTAAAGAGAAATTTCTTTGTCCTTTATCCCAAACAAGCCACCCCATTTTAGGTGGTAGATAATCTGTAAAATAATTACCACCCCAGATTATCTGTTCATTTGATGAATTTATGATAAAATCAAATATGCTTTTATCAGGTCTGTTAGCATCCCATTCAACTTTATCCTTCCAGTTACCCCAACCATGTAACGCATTATGACCGCCACTTTTACCATAATTAATTCCATACGGCGGGTCTGTCAAACATAAGTCAGCAGTCTCTTTATACATCAGTTTATCAAAAAACGTTTTATCCGTACAATCCCCACACAACACCCGATGTTCCCCCAGCTCCCACAACTGCCCCGACTCTACCCCCCACTTTGCCCGAAACGATTCCGCCTCATTCTCATCCGGCGGATCATCCTCATCCTTCCCCAAAATATCCCCAACATCAATCCCGCTCGATTTGGCGATATCTTCCAGATAAGGCTCCAGCATATCCTGCGTTTCATGGATTTGCTTGAGTAAATCCGTCATCATCTGCTTGTTCGTATCGGCCATGGCAGCAATAGGGTCCAGCGACAACAGCGCCTGCCCTTCTTCATCTTCCGACAAATCCACCCACTGCACCGGCACCGCCATTTCCCCATGAGCAATAGCCTGATCCACCCGCAAATGCCCGTCGATAATCCGGCCGGTTCGCTTGTTCACAATAACATTCTGTATCCACCCCAAAGCATCCAAACTGCCGTTAATGGCCTCCTTCTGCCGCTTCGGGTGTTTCCGAAAATTGACCGGATTGGCGATCAACTCCGCCGGGTTTGCGATACCGGTTTCAATGATTCTGTTTTTCCACTTCCAGACCTCGTTAATTCGAGTCGAAAAAGTACAAATATTTTGGACATTCAAATTATTTGAAAGGAGAATGACCGACTTCGATTTGAAGCAATTTACCGCTTGGTGTAGTCACCGCCAGCTCATTTAAT